GCAAGCCAGTCACGCCCCTCGTCGTTCTTCCATTCCAACTGGTAAGCCATGGATTCTCCAAAAGGTAGAGCCGTCGATGGAGCATCGACGGCGTGCGGTGCGGGTCAGCCGACGGTCTGCCGGCGCCCCGGGTGACGATGCGAGGTAAAAGCGCCATGCAACGCGAGTGTAACGGCGACGAGCGGGCTGATGTCCACGTCCGTCCCCGACTTTTGCCATGCGGTCATGCCGCCTTGCCCGATCGGGCGCAATGTCACGGAGAGCGCCGCATCGGCGAGCGCCGGCTGCGCAGTATCCGACAGGTGGGTGATGGTGTGGACGGCGAGCATGTCGAGCATGCGGCCGGTCGCCTGCCCGAGTTCGCGTGCGCCGGTCACGGTGACTTTCACGTGTCGGGCGCGCAGGTCGGGCAGGAGGCTGAGCGCTGGGCTTTGCGTGTCGATGACGACCGCGGCGGTGTGTGGCCAGCGTTCGGCCAGCCAGTCCACGGCCCACATGGTTCCATGCTCATGCGCTGACCGGCATTCTGCGAGTTCCACGTGCGCCGTCCCATCCGGGTAGCGTGCGCATGCGCCGATGCTGATCTCGCTCCGGTCTGGCGGCATGTCCACGCCGAAACTCACCGTCCCGCCGTCAGGCCGCACGGTGACACTGGTCGCGTCCCATGTTTCGCGGCTGATGACGCCGGCGGAACCGGTTTCGTCCCAGATGCCGAGGGCTTCGCGGCGGAAGCTGTCCTCCTGGAGGAGTTGGCGCATGCGCAGGATCGCCTGCTCCTTGGTGCGGAGCGGATACGACGGGTTCGCCTGCATCCACGCCTCATGGTCGTCGCTGTCCGCGTTATGGTCGGCGGCGAGTTCGACGTAGGCGCCGCCAGTCAGGTGATGGTCGAGCGCGAGGCGACGCTTCCCGGTGAACACGTCGCATGGGTCGCCGGGTTTCGGTGGGTTGCCGAGGAACACGACCAGCGGGTCAGGCGACGTGTTCATCGCGGGGATCATGTTCGCGGTCGCGTTCTCGCTCAGGATCTGCGCTTCGTCGAACACTTCGACATCAGCGCCGTGCAGGCCACGGCCGAAGCCTTTCTCACGTGCACCGAACATGATGACAGCGCTATTGGCGAACACGATTTCCTGCTGCCCGTTGGCCTTGCGCACGTGGTCAATATACCGTGCGACCGACGTGGAGTTGGCCAACGCCTGCATGTCGTCGAACGTCTCGTTGGTTGTGCGCGTGTGATGCGCGGTCCAGATGACCTTCAGTCCGGGGTGCAGCATGCAGCGCACGAACATCGCGGTACCGATCGTATAGGTCTTGCCGATCTGGCGCGGTGAACTGACCGTCAATCCGCCATCGCCGCACGCATACCGGCCATCTTCGCCGCGGCTGAACAGGATCCACAGGAGACCGCGCTGCCACGGGTCCCAGTGGATGTTCATGCGGTTGGCGACCAGTTCGATGCGTGGGAAGTCACTGGACATCATGCCGTCAGGTTTTTCGAGGATGCGGGCGACCTCAGATAATTTCCGCCCCTGTTCCTGCGGCATTCATCTCCTCGCTTTCATCGGCGTCCGCCGTCAGGTCGAGCAGCAGGTCGCCGCCTTCCAGCTGGTCGATCCGTTCGGTCACGGCGATCAACTGGCGGCTGATGGCGGCCAAAGCGTTCGCCGGGGTGCCCGGGTCGGTCAACGCGCGGGCAAGCACGTCGCGGTTCGTGCGGAGCACGTCCTCCAGACTGTCGTCCATCATGCGCTTGAATTCACCGCGGGTGAGCTCATTCGGCGTTTCAGGCTTATCTGGTTCCGGCTTCGCGCTGCCCGGCTTGACAGTGGAACCCTTGCGCGCCATGACTTTCGCCTTGTTGCGGCATTTTGCGGAGCAGTATTTCTGCGGCTTGCCGCCGCCCTGCTTAGGCCTGAATTCGGAACCGCAGATTCTGCACTTCATCATGCCTCCGTTCCGGTTCCGTTCACCGGCAGGTTCCGTTCAACGCCCGCGGGGAGGTATCGGCCCTGTGCCCGTGGGGGCTAGGTCGGACTGCTGGGGGTGACCCGCCCACCCCGCGTCGGCCTGAAGTCAGCGACGTTCCTCATGTTTTTCACCATTCGCTGCTTTTGTTGGTCTTGCTGCTGGCCTGCTGTGTCGTGTCGTGTCTTGTTTTTCCTGGCTTGCGTAGGTTGGCGCGCGCCCATTCGATGGTGTGGTTGCCGCGACGCTGGTTGCATATCCTGTGCGCGAGCCGCAGGTTATCCCATTCGAGTGGGCTGCCGCCGCGGCTGACCGGTATCGCCTCGTCGACTTCGCCACTCAACGGGTGCCCGGGCGGGAGCGTCTTGTCTACCGGGCGCCCGCATATCCAGCACGTGTCGTATGCGGCGAGCACCCGCTTGCGGAGTTTGGTGCGCCGGGAGCCGTTGCGTCTTCGTGGATTGGGGTGGGATGCCATCATATTTCCCCGGTGACGCAGAACCCCGGAGAGGATTATCGCCGCCTCCGGGGTTCTTACAATGATGCTGCTACGCAGTATACCACATAGCGGTGGCAACCTACTGCCGCTTGGATTCCGCGTGTCGCGAAACCCGTCGGGCGATGGACGCGACCGGGATCCGCCAGTACCCGTCGCCCAACGGCGCGGCTCCGGTGAGCTGTCCGCGCTTGAGCCATGTCGATACCGTGTTGCGAGGGACGGTCTCGCCGAGGTTGTCGCGGATCCACCTGCTCGCGTCGGCCGGGGTGAGCGTCACGTGCAGGCGCCCCCATTCCGCGGCGAGCGTCTCCCGTGCCGGACGTGGGTCTGGTGACGCCCATCCGCATGGGCAGATGACCCCGCTCCCCAGCTGATGGACCGGAGCGTGGCATTGCGGGCACAGGCCGATCAGCGGGCGGCTGTCCTGGCTTGGCGCGCCGAGCCATGCCGTAAGCCGGCGTGACTCGCCTTGCAGGTCGGCGAGCCGCCTGTCGGCGTCGTGCCGCGCGCACAGGTCGGTCATCCGGTTGGCCATGCGCGGCAGGAGCGTGCGCCACCCACCCCACAGGTTGATGCCAGCCGCCACATCCTGGATCGTCTCCTGCACGCTGTCCTCGAGGTCGAGCGCCGGCAGGTCGACCAGTGCAGGGGCGAACGCCGGTCTCGGCTTATGGCCTTCGGCACGGCCACGCCTGATGATCCGGAACGCGACCAGGTCGACGCGGTGGAGCTGCCGGTCGAGGTCATGGAGCACGGCCGCGTACTCGCGGCGCAGGTCGCTCACCGTGCCCTCCCGTCCATGCAGGCCGGGCACTGCCACATGCCGTCATCACAGGTCCAGCCGATCAGCCCGCACTGATCCGTCAGGTCGTCAGGGCTGTGGGTGACGATGATGCCGCCGATGTCGGCAGCCTTGCGCCCGCACAACGCGCACCGGGCGGTGAGCCAATCGGTCTTCCCGTCGGCGAGCGCATGTGTCGTGGTCGCGGCAGTGGTCGTGGCCTTTCTTGTTGTTGCCCGTGCGCCGTCATCGATGTTGGCTGGGTGTTGGTTGCGGAGCCGGTCGATGGTCTTGGCGAGGCCGAGACCGGTGATGTCGGCGTAGGTGACGGCGTGCATGGTGGGCATCGTCGGGTTCCATCTCATCGTCCGAGCCTCCTGAGTCTGTCGGCGAGCGCTTTGTTCGCTTGTTTGTTGTTGGGGCAGTCGAGCTTGGGGTTGATGGCGTGCGGGCATCGGCTGGCGCCGACGTTGAGCCGTCCGCAATACTCGCATGTCCTTGGGTTGGCGATGCGTGGGATGTCGTCGAGCATGGTTCCCCCTATGCGATGCGTGACTTGATGGCCAAGATGAGCAGGATAAAGTACAGCACGACCAGCAGCAGCATGATGAGCATCTTCAGATCGTCGTCGTTCATTTCGCGTCCTCACTCTGGTTCGGCACTTCCGTAGGCATAGCACCGCTGTATCCGAGCAAGCGGCGGCAGTGGTAGGCGACCTGTGTGAACGCGTCGCCAGCCGCGTCGGCCCGTATCCGCTCGTCGCCATATGAGTTGCGGTATTTGTCGTCTTGCTTGTCGGCTTCACGGTCGCACCATTGGATGATCTCGTCGAGTGTCTTGTCCTTCTGCGTGACGTTAGTCGCCATCATGCTTCCTTCCACTGGGTCCGTTCACTCGCCATCGTCCAGTCCGATGTCGCGGATGAACCGGGCGTGGACGGCGGCCTGCGTGCGTTCCCGCCGTCCGCCTGGGCGAGGCTCCTGCCGGCATCACCCATGTCATGCGCTCGCATCGCGATCTTGCGCAGACTGGACAGCGCGACCATCGCGGCGACACTCACCTCATGGTCGTCCGTGTCCAGCAGTCCCGCGTACTGGGCAATCAGCGAACCGGCGAGCGCGGTGATGTGTTTGGCGTCTTGTTGGAGGTTTTCCGAGGTGATGAGCCGGTCGGTGCTTTTGTC